ACCCAATGATGGGCTTCGGCGATATTTCTCTGATTGGCTCAAAAGAGATGGCTATTCCATCTGCAAAGAATCCTGTTTATGGCTTTGATGCTTACACAGCTCGCGCTCCAAGGATTGACTATCAGATTGACCCAAAAAGCCGTAAAGCATTAGAAAATTCACTTTCAGATATTGCAAATGAAATCCCAGATGGCGCTTACAGTGTTGATAGGCTAATCGGTAACTGGGAAGATCGTAAATATTCAGACGTTTTAAAAGCAAAGTTTTTAAAAGATGAAGGTTACGGACTACCAAAAATTGAAGATTTTAAAGATGAGCCTTGGAAATACGCCTCAACTCTGTCTGAAAGTGTTGGCAATCTAAAAGGCGAATACGCAGATTGGCTTACCAAATACGAAAAATCGTTGCCTGATGTTGGTGTAAACATTAAAGAGCGTATTTTTAAAGGTTTCACAGATTCTGGTAACAGACGTTATGCAGATGCAACGCTTGAAAATTTTGTAAAAGAAATGAAGGGTGGTGCTGGCTCAGAAGGCTTTATGTATGGAGTTGGAAACATTAGAGCTGTTGCAACGCCTAAATTTAAAACTTTGAATCAAGTAAAAGCTGCTCGTGAAAACATTGTTTCTTCTGAAAAGTTTGAACCAATTAAAAAACAGATTGGCGAGGCTTTTGACAATATCTCTGACAGATTAAACAAGCTAGAAGGCAAAGACGGGTACTCTTATGACGCTCCAGATGCTCTTTATGAGATTGGTCAGCTAAGAAACGTCAATCTTTTAGACAAGATTTACAAAGATGTGCCAGAAGCATTGAAGGCTGACGTTCAAATCTTTATGAACAAAGTCAAAGAGATGCCAACAGAATACTTTGAGATCAAGCCACAAAGGGCCGTTCAAGTAGGAGAGTTTAAAGGCGCTATCTTGCCAGCAGACGCTCCAAAGCAGTCAGTTGACTACCTAAGAAGCCAAGGCTTACAAGACATTTACTATTATTCAACACCAGAAGAACGTAAAGAACTGTTTAAAAAGTTTGGCCCTGAGATGTTTGGGACATTGCCACTTGGCCTGTTAGGTGACGATGAGATAAGAAATCAGTTAAATCTGCTAGACTAAAGACTTAGCAACTACACCAACAAGCCGTAAGGAATTGGTAAACAAAATGAATAAAGTACGGGAAGAAAATTCTGGGTTTGAATCTCAGAAAGGTCGAGGAAGGCCCAAGGGAGTCCCTAATCGCTCCACTACTGAGTTTAGAGACACTATCCGTGACCTACTAGAGGGAAACAAGGATAACGTCTCAAAATGGCTTGCAGACATTGCCGAAGGCGATATTACTCAAGACCGTAAGCCAGACCCTTACAAAGCCCTAGATATGCTGTCTAAGCTGGCTGAGTACGCAGCTCCTAAGTTGGCAAGGACTGAACACGTTGGCAACAATGATGGCCCAATTGAGATGAAAGTCACATGGGCGAAATAGTCATCCCCTACTCGCCAAGGGAGCAACAGTCTGAAATTCACAACCTGATTGACGATAAGCGTTTCTCAGTTGTGGTGGCTCATCGAAGGATGGGCAAGACTGTCTCTGCAATCAACCACCTGATTAAAGCCGCAATCCTTAACAAGAAGGAAGCGCCAAGATACGCCTACATCGCTCCTACCTACGGACAGGCTAAGAGGGTTGCTTGGGACTACCTTGTTAAGTACGCAATGCCTATGGGCGGGACTGAGAACATCTCAGAGCTTCGGGTTGACTTCTGGGGTAGACGCATCCAGCTCTATGGCTCAGACAACCCTGAGAGCCTGCGTGGTCAATACTTTGACGGGGTGATTCTTGATGAGATCGGCGACCAAAACCCAAAAATCTGGACTGACATTGTTCGACCTGCACTTGCAGACCGACTCGGTTGGTGCTTATTTATCGGAACGCCTAAAGGCCACAATCACTTTAAAGAACTCCGCGATAGGGCAGAAAGAGAAGCCGATTGGGGTTTGCTTGAGTTCAAAGCATCGGAAACTCAAGTAATTGCGCCTTCTGAGCTTATCGCAGCCAAGTCTGAGATGGGTGACGACAAGTACCTTCAAGAGTTTGAGTGTTCCTTTGACGCTGCTGTTGAAGGCTCTTACTACGGTCAAATCATCAACGACCTTGAGGAAAAGCGGCACATTCAGGAAATCCCTAGAGATGACCTGTGCAAGATGGTTACGGCTTGGGACTTGGGTATGGGCGACAGCACAGCTATCTGGGTGGCTCAGATTGCAGGCTCAGAGGTTCGTCTGATTGACTATTACGAGAACAACGGGGTCGGCCTTGACAATTACGTCACTTGGCTTCGTAACAACAACTACGACAAAGCCGAGCATATCTTGCCGCATGACGTACAAGTTAGAGAGCTTGGCACAGGCAAAAGCCGCATGGAGATGCTCACAAACGCAGGTCTAGAGGTCAGAATCGCTCCAAGGATGGGGGTTGATGACGGCATCCAAGCTGTTCGCAGGCTCTTACCGAGATGCTGGTTCAACGTGCCAAACGTCAAGATTGGCCTTAATGCGCTAAAGAACTACCGCCGAGCCTATGACGAAAAGCGCAAAATCTTCTTTGAACGCCCGATGCACGATTGGTCTAGTCACGCATCTGATGCTTTCCGCTACCTAGCCATTGGCCTCAACGAAGAAAACTCCTCATGGGGTAAACCCATTAACGTACCAAAGAACTGGATTGTCTAATGCTTATTATGAAACAAGGCAACATTGCCGACCCCCGTAAGATCAAAGAGCTTGAAGATCGCATTGAGTTGCTTGAAAATGCGTTCAAAGCGTTACAATCAGAGCAACGCCCGAAAATGGGCAGGCCACCGAAAGGCGCAAATGAGCTTGGAAAAACTGAAGTCAATCATTGACTCTGAGATTAGTAACTCAATTGGTTTCTTAGAAACTGAAACTACGCAGAGCCGTTCAGACGCGCTTAATGCGTATTTACGCCAGCCTTATGGCAATGAGGTTGAGGGTAAATCTCAAATTATTACTGGTGAAGTAGCTGAGGCCGTAGATGGCGCTCTGCCTTCACTTGTTCGCATCTTCTCATCGTCTGATGAAGTTGTGCGCTTTGACCCACGAGGCCCACAAGACGAGGCGGCTGCTAAACAAGCCACTGAGTATTGCAATTGGGTCTTTATGCGTGATAACGATGGTGTCATCATCATGCACGATTGGTTCAAGGATGCTTTGCTCCAAAAGGTTGGTATTGTTAAAGCCTATTGGGAAGACAAAGAAGACGTAACCAAAGAAACCTACCGCGACTTGTCTGATGACGAGCTTGCAATGCTTCTATCTGACGAAACCATGGAAGTGGTTGAGAAGGAAGTAGTTGAGAACGAGATGGTTGACCCTGCTGGCAACCCTGTGCTTGACCAATTTGGCCAGCCTGTTACCTATTCATCTAACAGCGTGACTGTTAAGAAGAAGAAGAAGTCAGGCCACGTTGTTGTCGAGAACGTGCCACCAGAGGAGTTCTTAATCTCCAAACGTGCCAAGAATATCGAATCAGCGCCATTTGTGGCTCACCGCCGACTGATGACCCGTAGCGACTTGATCGCAATGGGCTTTGACAAAGACGTAGTGAACGGCCTTAACTCCTCCGAGTCTTTGACTTATACAGAGGAATACTTGGCCCGTATGGATGACGGTGAGAACGTATCAGAGTCGCCAAGCATGGATAAGTCTATGCAGACCGTTGAGGTGTTTGAGTGCTACATCCGCGCCGACCTTGATGATGACGGAATTGCTGAGTTGCGTCAGGTGTTCTTTGCTTCTAACGAAGTGCTAATTCCTGATGGCGGTGATGAGCTTGGCGTTGAGACTGACTACACGCCTTTCCATTCGCTCTGCCCTATCCCAACGCCTCACAAGTTCTTTGGCGAGTCGATGGCAGACCGCACAATGGACATTCAGCTCATTAAAACGACCATTACGCGCCAGATTCTTGACAATCTATACCTGACTAACAACGCTCGTCTTACGGCCTTGGATGGGCAGGTAAACATTGATGACTTGCTTACATCTACCGCTGGTGGTGTGATTCGTATCAAGTCACAAGGCGCTGTTCAACAGTTGGCTGTTCAGCCTGTTGCTGCTCAAGCCTTCCCGATGCTTCAATATCTTGATTCTGTGCAACAAAAGCGCACAGGTATCACAGAGGCAAGCCAAGGCTTAGATGCTTCAGTCTTGCAAAACGTGACTGCTGCTGCTGTTGCTTCTATGCAACAAAGCGCTGCTGGCAAGGTTGAGATGATTGCTCGAATCTTTGCTGAGACAGGCGTTAAGTCGCTTTTCAAAGGCATCTTGCATCTTCTCTGTAAGTACCAAGATAAGCCCCGTATCGTTCGGATGCGCGGTCAGTATGTGGCTTTTGACCCACGAGAGTGGTCTAACCAGTACGACACAGACATTAACGTGGGCTTAGGCGCTGGTAACCGCCAAGAGCAGATGGCTATGTTGAGCATGATTGTTGCTAAACAAGAGCAAATCTTGGGTCAAATGGGGCCAGCAAACCCTATGGTTTCTATGGGTCAATACCGCAACACCTTGGGCCGTATGGTCGAAGCTGCTGGATTTAAGGACTCTGCTGAGTTCTACAAGGCAATTAGCCCTGAGCAAGATCAAGCATTGTCTAACCCACCGCCACAACAACAGCCTCCAATGCCTCCAGAAGTGCAGGCTTACATGGCTAAGACTCAGGCCGACATTGAGGCTCAAAAGATGAAGGCTCAGGCTGACATTCAATTGGCCCAACAAAAGGCGGCTGCTGAGTTGCAGTTGATGCGCGAGAAGGCTGCTGCACAACTTCAGTTTGAGCGTGAGAAGTCACAAGCTGAGATGGCTTTGAAGCAAGAGGAATTCATGGCAGAGGCTCAGATGAAGGCAATGAAGGTTGGTGCAGGCATTACGTCTAACATTGAAATCCCAGGATAAATCATGGCAACAAATCAAGAAGTAGCCGCATGGCTGGCTGCAAATCCAACAGCTACTGACTCACAAATCGCAGCGGCAGCTAATGCTGCTGGTGTTTCTGCTTCTCAACTGGCTGCTGTTACTGGGTTGAGTGAAACATCAGTAATGAATCGCATGGCAGATGTGGCTAGAACTGCATCAACTGCTGCGCCAACTGCTGCTCCTGCTGGATTACTTGATTGGAAATCACAGATTTTCAGCTCTCTTAATACAGACAAAGCTGGCGCTCCTAAGCAATTGGAGTTCACGCCTGTAAAAACTGAGATGTTAGGTTCTGGAGATGGCGAATATCAATCTACAACAGGTGGAGAGTTAAAAACGGCTGGTGTTCAGGCTGTTCGTGGTAACGGTGGAGATTCAGAAGGCCCTATTCTTGGCTATGAATCCACAACTCCAACAACTGTAAACGGCCTGTCTGTCTACGCCCATTACGACCCAACTGGCAAGCTAGATTACTACGCTGCTCCAGAGGCGACTTGGCTTGACGATAAAACGACAGCCCGTGGTATGTGGAACCCTGATGGGTCTGTACGATTAAACGTGCAAACAAGTAATGGTGGTGGCTTAATTAAAAACGTAAGCACTGATTTAGCCACAATTACTCAAAGCCTTGGCCCAGTTTGGACAGCAATGAAAATTGCAAACCCTGCACTGGCATTGGTTGACGTTGCCACTGACGTAGGCCGTAGTGAGGTTAATGCTGGCACTGCTTTAAATGCCTACCAAGGAACTTACGGCACTTCTCCATTTGAAACTGGAGCGCCTACAACTACGACAACTCCTTCAGTCCCTACAACTGGAACAGAGCCACTTAGCGGAATTGATTTAGGCGGAGTAGGAGCCTCTCCTAATACTTGGATGGGTAACGGAGTTTATGGCGCTGTACCAACAGCTATTTCGTCAACTGTTCCTGCTGGCCCAAATGAGCCAGTTAGCGGAATTGACTTAGGTGGCCCTGGAGGTTCTCCTAATACATGGTTAGGCAATGGCACTTATGGAGCTGTACCTAATGCTATTTCTTCTACTGTTCCAGCTGGTTCTTCATTAACCGCCGCGCAAGTTATCAAGGCTTTGCCATTGGTTAGCACAGTCGCAAGTTTGGTTGGCGGTGGTGGTGGAGCTGGTGGTGGCCCTACTGGGACAGCTGGATTTGACATTGTTCCAATCCCAGACACATGGAAGCCACCAACATATACAGGAAACCCTGTTGTTGGAACAGGTGGCACTGGCGGAGCTGGTGGCGGAGTAGGTGGCGCAGGTGGCGTTTCAGGTGGACTTGACCTAAGTAAACTCTTTACTGACCAAAATCTGTTAATTGGTACACAATGGGAAGGTCTGCCAAATCAGCGCAATCTGACATTCAATGACATTTTTGCTGCTGGTAAACAAGAAACCCCAATGGGCAACCCCGTAAACCTTAACAATCTAGTGAGTGCAATCCTTGGACAAACCGCAACTAGCCAAAAATCTGCTTAATGACGAGTTCTTTAAAGGCGAAGTAGAGCTTTTAAAGAATTTGGAGTTGCAAAAGATCGTAAATTCACAGCCGCACGAGTCTGAATTACGAGAACTTGCATATTCAAAAGTAAACGCATTACAATCGGTCTTAGGACATTTTGAATCTATGGCTGCAACACGGCAAATAGAATCAAAAAAGTGGAAGATTTTGTAAGGAAACTTACCCGTAGTCTACGGTTTAGACTGACAATTTGGGAATGACATGAGCGAAAACACGACTCCGCAAGGAAGTGGGCCGCTGACGGTGAACAATGCCGCTTCAGCTTTTCTTGACATGATGGAGCCAATCGAAGGCGCTGACAACAGCCAACCTGAAGTTGACGAGGAAATTGTTGAGGAAACTGAGGAAGCAGTTGACACGGAGTTGGTAGATTCTGAAGAAGCTGAAGAACAGCCTACACGGACTTTCCGCATTAAAGCTGCTGGTGAAGATCGTGAAGTAACTGAGAAAGAGCTTATTGAGGGCTATCAATTAGGTGCTGACTACACCAAGAAGACCCAGAAGCTATCTGAAGAACGAAAGAGCGTTGAAGCTGAACGCGCTCGTATTCAGGAAGCAAATCAATTAAGAGATCAATACGCCCAACGTCTGCAAATGATCGAGCAATTCCTCAATCAGCAGAACAAAGGTGAAGATTTAGATGCTCTGAAAGAAGTTGACCCAATTGGCTATGCCGTGAAGGTAGCCGAGCAAGCGCAACGAGAGAAGCAGTTAGCGGTACTGCAACAAGAGAAGCAACGCATTGCACAACAGCAACAAGCCGAGCAATCTGAGCGACTGCAAAAGCATCTTTCTGATGAAAGTCAAAAGCTCTCATCCGCTATCCCTGGCTATGGTGACCCTAAACAGGGCGACCAAATCCGCAAAGATATTCGTGAATACGCGAAATCTATTGGGTGGACTGACGCAGAGTTGGCAAATTTGTATGATTCTCGTGCTGTTACGAGTCTGTATCACGGAATGAAGTACGCCAAACTTCAGAGCAACAAGCCTCTTACCAGTAAAAAGGTAGAAGCCGCTCCGAAGATGATGAAGGCAGGAACTTCAACTCCGCGAAATTCAGAGTCTGAACAGCATAAAAACACAATGGCGCAGCTTAAGCGATCTGGTAAAGTTCGTGACGCTGCAAACGCATTTGAACGATTCTTATAAGGAAACTTGAATCATGGCTACCTATCAAACCTACACCGCTATCGGTCAAAAAGAAGACTTGTCTGACGTTATCTATAACATCAGCCCCACAGACACTCCATTTATGTCTTCTGTTGGCAAAACAAAAGCCACAGCTACATACCACGAGTGGCAAACTGACAGCTTGGCTTCGGTCAACCTGTCTAACTACGCTGTTGAAGGCGCTGCTGCATCTGATGCAACTATGTCTCCAACAACCCGCGCTGGCAACCGCACTCAAATCTCTCAGAAGACTGTTAAGGTTTCTGGCACTTTGGAAGCTGTTGACAAAGCAGGTCGTAAGTCTGAAAAGGCTTACAGCTTGGCTAAAGCCTCTGCTGAAATCAAGCGCGACATGGAAGCCATCTTGTTGAGCAACCAAATCGCTGCTGCTGGCGATGCTTCTACTGCCCGCAAATTGGGTGGCTTGCAAGCATGGTTGGCAACTAACGGTGACTTCGGTACTGACGGCGTGGCTGGTGCTTCTGGCACGACTGCCCGTACAACTGGCACTGACCGCACCTTCACAGAAACAATCTTGAAGACTGTTGTTGCAGAAGTCTACACAGCTGGTGGTTCACCTAAAGTGTTGATGGTTCGCCCTAACCACAAGCAAGTTGTGTCTAGTTTTGCTGGTATCGCTGCACAGCGCTACATGGCTCCTTCTGATGCTCCTACAACTATCATCGGCGCTGCTGATGTGTATTTGTCTGACTTCGGTTCGATCTCTGTGGTTCCTAACCGCTTCATCAACACTTCTGACGTTGCCTTCATTGTTGACCCAGACATGGCTTCTGTTGCTTACCTGCGCCCCTTCCAAACCAACGAGTTGGCTAGGACTGGTGACGCTGAAGTGACTCAACTCTTGGCTGAGTACACATTGCAAGTCTCTAACGAAGCTGCTCACGGCATCATCGCTGACTTGACCTAATCTGTAAAAAGATTAAGTTCTAGCGCCCCAAGGTTCACGCTTTGGGGCGTTTTTGTTAGAATAGACCTATGGACACAATACCTAACTTTCGTCAGCAAACTGCCCACCAAGACGGTGAAGGCGGTTTAATCATTGCCACAAAGCAAGACGTTTCTGGCATCGTTGAAGCAAACCGTAAGGAATACAACTCTTATGATGAGCGCTCACGGTGGTCTGACGATTTGTTCGGCAACAAGATTGCGTCAATCCCAATGACTGCAATTGATGACCTAAACAAACAAGGTGTAATGCGTGGGTTTGCCATTGTTGATGAGGTGCGATTTGCATCTTATTTAAATGACCCGCTTAATCGCGCTTGGCGCACAAGACCAGGGACTATATGAGCGTTTCCACCTTCACAGAATTAAAGACTACGGTTGCCAGCTATCTGGCCCGTACCGACCTAACCGACCAAATCGTTGACTTCATCCGATTCGCTGAATTGCGTTTGCGCCGAGAAGTTCGTATTCGTCAGGTCTTAAAGACTTCAACGCTTACCTGCACAGGTGGGACTTCTACTGTAAGTTTGCCTTCAGACTTCCTAGAAGTGCGTGATTTCATTGTCAACACTAACCCTGTTCAGCCGTTAACGTATTCAAGCCCTTCTGCTTTTAGCCGTAACTCTCGCACCACAGAAAGCGGAAAGCCAATTGATTACACAATCTTGGCTACTCAAATCCAGCTTGCTCCTGTGCCTGATACGTCTTATGAGTTGAAGTTGCTGCATTACTTTGCGCCTACTTACTTGAGTGACAGCAATGCCTCAAATGAGTTTTTGGTTAATGTGCCAGACCTTCTTTTGTACGCAACATTGCTTGAGGCAGAGCCTTACCTAATGAATGACGCTCGTGTAAGCACATGGGGCGCGATGTATGAAAAAGGTCTTGCTGCACTTACTAAGTCTGATGAGGCTTCTCAGTATTCAGGCGTACCGCTAACTATCAAGGTGGTCTAAATGGCAACACAGCGCATTAGTTTTGGTGAGTGGTTGCCAGACCAGCCTGGTCTTTCTGGTGCGCTTACTGTTGCAAAGAACGTAGTTTCTCAGGCGATTGGCTACGGCCCTTTGCCTTTGCAGGTTCAGATTGCCACAGGAGCCGCTGAAAACCTAGTAAGTTTGCACACAGCAACGCAGACCAACGGAACAACAGCATTGTTTGCTGCTGGAACGACAAAGGTATTTAAGATTTCACCAGTTGGCGCATTTACTGATGTGTCTGGAGCGACTTACTCAACGCCTGGCGCTGATCGAATCCGCTTCACTCAGTTTGGTGAGCAAACAATCTTCACAAACAACTTTGATAAGCTGCAAGCCTACAACGTCAACACTTCAACTGACTTTGCTGACTTGTCTGCTTCGGCTCCAGTAGCCAAGTTCATCACAGTAGTTCGTGACTTTGTGGTTGTTGCTAATACGCTTGAATCAACTACAAACTACGCAAGCCGAGTCCGTTGGTCTGGCATCAATGATGAGACTACATGGACTTACTCGCAGACAACGCAATCTGATAAACAGGATATTCCTGACGGTGGAAACATCGTAGGCATCACTGGTGGTGAGTTTGGTTTGGTGTTTTTGGACAGATCAATTGTCCGAATGAGCTACATCGGCACACCTTTGATTTTCCAGTTTGACAACATTAGCCGTGGCACTGGATGCCTTGAGGCCAACTCAATTGCTCAATATCAAGGCGTTACATTCTTTTTGAGTGATGACGGTTTTTATATGTGCGATGGTCAAAAGGTTACGCCAATTGGCTCTGAGAAGGTTGATCGTTACTTTTTTGAAACCATTAACCTGTCAGACATTGCCACTATGTCAGCGGCAATTGACCCAATCCGTAAGCTGGTTGTTTGGAACTATCCAACAACAGGAAATATCCGTAAGTTGTTAATTTACAACTTTAAGACAAGCCGCTGGACTGACGCAGAGACAGAAACAGACTACATCTCAGACGCATCTACTGGTGACGTTACGATGGAAGACTTGGACACGATTTCAAGTTCTTTGGATTCTTTGACTCAATCGCTTGACTCATCTGCCTATATTGGTGGACAGCACTTCTTGGGTGGCACTCGTGGAACTTCAATCTTCTCATTGACAGGCTTGCCAAGCGCAGGCTTTATTGAGACAGGAGACATTGACATTGGCGCTACTTCACTTGTTACGCTGGCTCGTCCTCAGATTGATGGTGGCTCTGCTTCTGTGGCTATTGCTTCACGCAACAGGCTTGATGGAGCCATAACTTACTCTGATAATGTCGCAGCAAGTGATGAAAACAGGGTTTCGTTGCGTAGTTCAGGCCGATATCATCGACTAAGGGTAACCCCTAGTGGTACTGCATGGGCTAACGCTGTGGCTGTTGATATTGACGTTGTTCCGCAGGGTGGTCGGTAATGTTTCGCGTTCTTCCTCCTTATGGTGGCGACCAACGAGCAGTTGCTGAGATCGTCAACGGGATAATGAACGGGAAGACCAATAACACGGGAACCGTTACGTTAGCCACAGGAAACGCGACTACGACCACTATCAATGACGCTAGGATTGGCTCAGACAGTAAAGTAATTATTGTTCCTTGGTCTGATGCTGCCGAAGTTGACGCTTTGCCATTTGGTGAATTCACAAACAATGATGACCAGATTGCGCCTAGCACTGGGACTTCAGCGGTTGTTTTGTTTGATACGACTGAGTTTAGCAATGGTGTTTACCTTGCTAGTGGCTCAAAAATCTATGTAAGAAACGCTGGAACGTACAACATCCAGTTTTCTATGCAATTGGTTAACTATGCCAATTCGCTTGAATATGCTGATGTTTGGTTTAGAAAGAACGGGACAGACATACCACGAAGCGCAAGCCGTTTCGACCTTGCTACTCGTAAGTCTGCTGGCGTTCCAAGTCATTTACTAGGCACTGTAAACACATTTGTAGACATGGCGGTAGGCGATTATGTTGAAATAGCTGGCGCTGTTTCTAGCACTGATGTAAGGCTTGAAAGCTATGCGGCTGACGTTGTAGTGCCAAGGCCGTCAATCCCTGCTGTAATTCTTACAGTAAATTACATCAACTGCTCTGCATCAACAAACGTCTATGTAAGTGAAATTGGGAAAGGAACGGCAACCTTGAAACATTTTGCTAATTCAACGTCAAACAAAACTTATGCTTACGTTATCGTAGGATAAATGTATAATCGCTCCGTGGATGACCCGCTACGGAGTCCCTTCGAGAAAAGGAATTTCTATGGCAGTCGGAACATCAACATCTACGCAAACCACACAAATTGACCCAACGATTCAGCCTTATCTGAATTACGGTCTTACTGAAGCTCAACGCTTGTATCAAGCTGGTGGCCCTCAGTATTACTCTGGTCAAGGTTATGTAGGCCCATCAACGGCTACACAG